GTGAGGGACAAGTTCTGGTCTCGGAGCGTGGATCGCTTGGGATGTTTCCTGGAGTATATCCTAGTTGATAGGAGGACCCCATGTCTTTTGACACAGGAGACGCTATCCTTAGGCTTTCTGCGTGTGGTATTGATAGATCCTTAGCTGTTAATTTGGTTAAGGAAATCAATCGGTGGATCACTTCCTCAGGTGAGGAGTGGACCGTGAAGAGGCTGAAGGCGATCAAACTTGATTACCTTAGACACCTGGCAGGGCTTGGCCCTGTAAGTGAATGGATTCGTCACAGTAAATCGGGCAAACCCGCTGGGCACTTTGGTGCCCTTTGGAAGTTTGACAGACGTAGTGTGTTCAAGTGTTGGAACGCTTTGATGGTTTATACCGGTATTAACCGGGATAATGCCGAGATCAAGATGACTGAAAAACAGTACATCAAGTTCATAAAAGCGCTTTATCGATCGGAACCTAGTGAAGGTTCTATTATCATGGGGGAAACCCTCATAGATAATGCTCTTCTCACGCAAAACTTTGCCAGGCCTACCCTAGTCACTGGTTCTCCTCTGTTGGGTTTCGTACCCTCGGAGACCAAGAGAGCGCCATTGTCTTATGGAACTGGACCTGAAGTTCAAGGGGTGCTCGATTCAATCGGCACCCTCGCTATGCGTCCCCAATTTACCGAGAGGTATATGGAGATTTTTAGCGGTGTCTTGAAAGGTATCGAACCGTACTGGGATATAATGTCCCAGATGACGACAATTGATGCCGCATCCAGTAATAAACCACTGGTTGGTGCGATTTCCTGGATTCAGGACCCTGGTTATAAGCTTCGGTTTGTAGCCAATCCTTTCCGGGTTTACCAGAAGGCCTTAGAGCCTCTGGCTGACTACTTATACAACATCTTACGATCGGTTAGTACCGATTGTACCTTTGATCAAGATGCTGGTGTCGCTTATGCGCAGTCCATGATTAAGGATGGGCGTGTGTCACACTGCTTTGATTTGTCCAATGCGACAGATCACCTTCCCGTGGCCCTTGCGGACCACATCCTCAAACGTTTGGGCGTACCCGAGGTCTGGAGAGCATTCTCCACAGAAGTCTCCCATGGAGACTGGAATGTGAAGGATGCAGAACTCCCTCCCTTGAAAAAGGGAACAGTTCTTTCCGAGCATATGGAAGAAATTCCATACCGTGCCTATGGAGGCAGCTACGGGATTTCCCGGCTCCAATGGAAAGTTGGACAACCACTAGGTGTCAAGACATCTTTTGCTTTTCTAGCTTTAACACACAACTTCCTTTTGCAAGGAATTTGTGTCCTTTTGGGAAAACCTTACGATTTTAGGATTCTTGGGGATGATCTCATCATTTTTGATGAGTTAGTAGCACACACGTACCAACTTGTTATGGGCCAACTAGGTGTACCCATCTCGGAGGAGAAGACTCTTGTCTCCAAGAAAGTTGGTGAGTTTGCTGGTCGCATCATCTTCCCAGATAGTATCCTTCGTGGATACAAATGGGGGGGACGCGGTGACAACTCGTTCATCGATGTCGCTCGAAACCTGGGCCCCCGAAGCCTCCGCTTATTTAAGCGTAGGCAGGTTAGGGTACTCAAGATCTTGGGCTCCATTCCAGAACCGTGGGGCTTTGGTTGGAATCCCATGGGTTTATCCTATTGGGATCGTTTGGAACCATGGCTAGAAGCATTGTCAAAGACAGATGTCCGAACGCGATCCTACACTTCGAAGACCTCCCTGTTGAACACCCTGCTGTATAACAGCAGGTTTGTGTCCGAACATAACGAAGGATTGGATCCCTCGCTTGCCTCCGACCAGGAGGTGCAGGTGTTGTTGGATAGCATCTTTAGGTATAATCCAAAAGATTACCCTATGCAGATGCTTCCAAATGTTGAGTACCTTCTTCGTCTTATCGACGATGGGGGAACTCCACCGGCAGTCTTCGATAGTCCACATATGGTTGGCAATGCCACCCATATTCTTCATAGCTTTTCTCAACTTGAGAAGGCTACTGAGATTACGGAGTTGATCCGTATGGAGAGATTGTTACTCCATCACACGTAGTTCGCTACCTGGGTAGCAGAGGGCTGG